ACCGAGAGCGCCGAACCGGCGCACCTGCCGGAGTCCCTGCGACTGGACTGGGTTGGCGTAGACGGCGTCGGTGAGGCCGGTGCTGGAGGTGACGCCGGTGCCGGTGGGCAGGAACACGCGTCCGTCGACGACGTTGAAGTCCTCGGCGAAGCGCGAGCTCGCGTCGTTGGTCTTGTCGCGGGTCGGAAACTCGCCTACGAGAGTGTAGTTGTCGGTGCTGGTCTTGGATGCCTTGGTGATGTCGTGCACGAGGTAGAGGGCGGTGTGGCCGATGCCGTCGGCGTCCTTGTAGGCGTTGACGATGGCGTCCGCGTCGACCTCGTAGATGCCGTTGCCGCGTTCGATGCCCTGCAGACGCACCGGCTGCCATCCGGCGTGGTCGGCCTGCGGGCGTCCGTCTCCCCTGCCGCGGATGGAGTCGGTGGCGCCGGTCTTCCACGGCATGGTGCTGACGAACGCGGTGGTCGTGGTGGTGATGGCGGCGCCGTCGATGTTGAGGGCCACGTTCGTCGCGTCGATGGTGGTCTTGGACAGGACGGTGCGGGCCTCGGCCATGGAGTGGTTGCCGCTGTTGTTGCGTTCCTTGTCGGTGCCGATGTTGATGGTGGATCCGACGAGGATGTTGTCGGCGGTGTCCTTGGCGATGATGACGCGTTTGGCATTGGTCTCGGCCTTGGTGACCGGCCCCTGAGCCGTGTAGTTTTCGAAGCAGCCGCCGAGCGCCGCCTCCATGTCCTTGGTGGCGAATTTCAGCATGAGCATCAGCTGGAAGTAGAAGACGTCCGGCTGGCATTGGCCGGCGTACCCCTTGCCCTTTTTCAGGGCGAGGTCGATCTGGTCGTTCTGGCAGCCGAAGCCGGGGTCGATCTTCTGGCTGCTCCAGGAGCGCGGTATGCCGCCGGACAGGGATGCCGCGTATTTCGCGAACAGCAGGCATGGGCGTTCGGTGCCGTCCGGCAGGAGCAGTCCCGGCATCGGTTCGAAGCCGTCGTACTGCTCGTCGCTGTAAAGCAGTTCGATGTGGTTGTCGTCTCCGTCGATGCGGAAATATCCGGGCGCGACCATGACGAACACGTCTCCGTTGGATCCGTCGCGGCGGAATCGGCTGTCCCCTTCGATGGCGGTGATGTGCGGCACGCCGGAGTCGTCCACGGTGGCGTTCACATCGCGCCATTGGAAGGCGTTGAGGTAGGCGTAGTCGTCGCGTCCGGCGTTCGCGGCGGTGGATACCGTCACGGACAGGTTTGCGTTGTCGTGGGTCTTCGCGCCTGTGGGCACATGGGAGAAGGAGTAGCGAGGGAACTGCACGCCGTAGATTCGGCCGGAGCGGTGCTGACTGTAGAACTCCTTGACATTCGCGTATTCGTGCTTCGATTCGTCGTAATGGAAGGTCGTGCCGTCCACGTCGGTCTCGCGCAGGGCGCGCATGATCTTCGCGAAATCGCGCAGGCGGATGAACTTGTCCGGATTTGCCATTTTCTGTCCTTTCTCAGTTGCGGATGGCGGCCAACGCCCAGTCGATGTCGGACTGGTCGATGTCAGCCAACGGATTGCCGGTACCCACCGGCGTGAGCGTGGTAGAATCAACTTCAACCAGATCGGAGAAATTCAACACCGAAGTCGAATCCGGCACCTGCACGACGCGAATGAACCGCCATGAATCGGCGCTATCGCCGATGGTCACCTCGTAGGCGAACGTGTTATCGGTCGGCGGAACGGTGACGGTCGCGGTGCCATACTCGTCCAGTCTCACCTCGAACGAGTCACGCACCACGATGCGCTTACCGCTGTTGAAACGGCTCGTCGGAATCACGTGAACCGTCTCACCGGCCAAGTCGGCGATGCCATCCGCACTCGGATGGCCGAAATCGAATTTGATCTGAGTCAAAACATCCTCCTTAAAAGAAGCGTTAAAAACAAAACCCGTCGAAATCGACGGGTTTAAAAACATGAACGGAGAATCATGGATGTGAAACAATAAGAAACCCACACGCATGTCAGGCCAACGGCAACACGACAATGTGTGGGATTATTCAACAATAATCGGGAAGGAACCAATGCTTTTCGGCACATTCGCATCCACTGTTTGGAAACCCTCATGCGCGAAACTCCGCGAATGCACTCTAGTGGGATATGAAAGCGCCCTGAACCGTCATATCCTCCCACAATGGAGCGGAAAAGACCTGGACTCGATCACGGTGGCGGACATCGAATCATGGTTGGACTCCTTCGACAAGCCGGGAGCGGCGCGAAAAGCATGGGCCGTGTTCCGTGCGATTCTCAGGCTCGCGTTCCGGCGCGGCATGACGGACAATGATGTGACCAGAAGGGAAATCAGACTCCCCCGCCTACGTCACTATGAGCCGCGAGTGTTGTCGGCGCAGGAGGTGCGCAAGCTGTTGAAAGGCTTCTACGGGCATCCGCTCGAAGCATGGCTGTTGGTGTCGGTATGCGCCGGTTTGCGCCGTTGCGAGTCGGTCGGCATCGAATGGTCTGACCTTGACCTGCGGCGTGGCACGGTAACAGTCAAACGTTCCGTGCAGTGGGTCGCAGGACATGAGACGGTCACCGAGCCGAAGACCGATTTGAGCCGTCGAACCGTGGCGTTGCCGCGATTTGCCGTCAAACGGTTGGCGGAACTACGGCACGGCACGAAGACCGGCAGACTGGTCGGCAATCTGAACGCGAACCAAGTCGCTAACCGTTACAAGTCATGGTGCCAGCGAATGAAACTACCCTCTGTCCCGCCACGCAATCTGCGTCACACGTTCGGCACGCTGGCAATCAAGGCGGGCACCGACATCAGCGTGGTCGCACGACAGCTCGGCCATTCCGACATCCAGACCACCGCAAGGTATTATTTGAAGCCTGATCTGAGCGTCCTCAAGGACATGCAGCGAGCATGGCAACGACTGGTGTTGACCTGCTGAATAGCTTTCCGTAACCCTCACCAAGACGAACACTAACTGGAATGTGGATTACCGTACCGCGCTGGTCGGCAAGATGCTGATAGTCGCATTCCACGCCACACGCCTCAACTCCGACTGGAATGCTGCGAAGGAGTGGGAGATATCCCAGCTTTTCACGCTACCAACCGGCTTGGAGGCGGCTTTCGAGGTGCATTGCACCGCCGTATCCAATTCCAGCGTCGGGCTGCATGGCGTCGAAGTGCAGACCGCGGGCAACGCCATCGCCCTCCGCTCGTCGGAGAAGATGACGATCGGCAAGGGCGGATGGGTCGAGGGATGCATCACGGTGCCGCTCGCCTAGGCGAATGTCACGCCATCTGGCACGGGGATAATCTTCGAGAAGCATTGGATGACATCGTTTGGCCCTACACCGCCGATGAGGACCACCGACCCGTCCGTGTTCCAAGTCGCCTGTTTTCCGTACGCGATGCCGGCCACATTCGCGACGCACCCCAAACTGACCGCTTTGGAGGGTTTCACACCCGATTTGAACATCCAGACGGTGAAGTTGCCGGTGTTCACGGCGCTTCGGAACGATGACAGGTCAACGAAGATCAGACCATCCCTGACCTTGATGGTGTTCGAAGCGCTGTAAGGCGCCGGAACGAACGAGCCGGTGGACTGCCATTGTAATTGGCACGTCTGGGTTACGGAAAACTATCCTCATGGGATCGGATAGCAGAGCGAGCCGACGCAACTCTGATTGCTACCCGCGGCTCCCATGTTCGCGCATCTGATGGTTCCGTTCGGATTGACGACGAGCATTCTCGCCGTCTGCCCGTTGGAGACGCACGCCATCGCATTGACTTCGACCGGAGGGCGCAGTTCGACGGGCAGTTTGTATTCGCATTGCACTGAATCCCAACTGCCATTACCGATATTGCCGGAATATCTGACGAGCATCATCATGCCGGTGCGGATGACCGTGAAGCCCTTCGCGTTGTACAGGGTTACGGAAAACTATCCTCATGGGATCGGATAGCAGAGCGTGCCGACGCAATCCTGATTGCTGCCAACGTTTCCCATGTTCGCCACTCGGATAGTTCCATCAGCTCTGGCCGTGAGGCTTCGCGCCGTTTGCCCATTTGATACAAGGCAGACAGTCGACAAGTCAACGATGGGACGATAGCAGGACTCGAGCTTTACCGGACATTCAACAGCATCCCAACTGCCCGAACCGATTTTCCCACTGAACTTGATCAAAATCATCCTGCCGTTACGCATGATGATCCAATTGGAATCCTGGTACAGGGTTACGGAATCCCACAAAGCCCCTCTCGGCGTGAATAGGCGTACCGGCGTGCCGACCGTGATGCCGTCAAGCGGGATACGCCAGAGAGGCATGTATGCGTCACCCGCGCCGAACAATATCTTCCCCGACGGAATGGTCGGGTCAGCGGCAGCAGTCGCATTCGGCGAACCCTTCAACACGGTCAATGCCACATTCTCATTACCGGTCTTGGAATCTCGATGGTAATGCGCGCAGATGATGTCATTGCGTTTCATGCCCTGCGACCCGTTGGAGATCGTCACCGATTCCGCCGACGTGATATGCCAGTCCAAACCTTGGATCGACGCGCATCCGGTGCCGATCGTCGCCCTGTTGGACGAACTCATCGAGCATTTGAACACGTCACCCCAGTCGTACACCACGTCGGACTTCGAGAACTTGGCCTGATGGATGATCGCCTTGTCCTCGCTGCTGATGTGCATGGTTCCGGCTTTGCCGTCAACCAGTTCGATGGTCACTGTCCAACCTCCTTCAACCATGCTTCAAACGAAGCGTCATCCTGCTGCATGAACGTCATGAAAGACGTATTGCATTTGGAACACAATTCGTAGATGTCGGGCGTCACATCATCCGCGATGCGAGTCGCCTTGCCAGCCGAATAGCGGCGCACGGTGAACCATTCACGCGCCTCCGTATCGCCAGCGGCGACATAGGCGGTCTTGCCGCACTTGTCGCACACGTATTTCGAGTAACCGTCAGATTTCACTAGCCAATCCTTTCAAAAGTGAAACAACCAAGCGAAGGCAACTGCCTCCACGTGCCGCCGAAATCCACGGAAGGGTCAACACCAGTCGTGTTCTGGACCACGTATCCGATTGGGAACACGACCCTCCCGGAAGCGCCGTCGCCGACATGCGCGCTGATGACACCATCCACGCTCACGATCGTGGAACCGTCCACCCTCACGCCACCCAGCACGTCCGTGGACGCCTTCGGCAGCGTGTAGGCGTTCGCGCCCCGTTCGACCGAAGCGAGCTTCGACCGTTCGGAATCGGTCATCATGCCCGACTTGGCACTGTCGGCCACGGTCTTGGCCGCATCGGCGACGTTCTTCGCATCCTCGGCGGTCTGATTCGCCTTGCCGATCTGCGCCGCGAAACCGGAAGCCGTCTTGTTCGCAGACTCGGCGACCTGCCTGACGGATTCCAAATCCTCGGAAGCGACTTCCGCGTTGATCGTGCTGCCTGAAATTGATAGGCCACGGCCAGCTGTCAAAGACGCGCCACCGCCAGCCGAACCACCGGAAGACGAAGAGGAAGAACCGGAATAGTTCGCATTCGCCGACTGCACCGGCAGTCCGACCTCGAATGTCGAAGTCAAAATCCCGGAATCGATTTTCACGATCCGCTTCGCCACCACGGCGGTGACGTTGACGCCGGAAGCCTGATCCGTCGCGACGATCTTGTCATCCACGCGCAGACCGTCTCCGACCTCATCGGACAACGTCACCTCGACCGATCCTCCGGTCTGCAATTCCTGCAGATGCTTCTTCGTCTCGGATTGCAGCGTACCCAAATCCGCGTTGGAATAGTCGTATGTGGCGCATACTTCATCGGCTCCAACGAGCGTCTGCGTCTGACTCACCACGCCGGTCGCGTCGGCGAAATAATTGACCACCAGACGGTTCTTGAGCTCCTGCGAGCCAAGGCCGATGAGATGATTCACCGCGCGACGGTTGGTCTCGGCCTCGAAATCCACCAAGTCGGAATCGACCGTATTGGTGATGATGCCGACCGGCGTGATGCCAAGCAGGATGTGATTATCCTTGGCTTGGAAGTCGAGGCGTCTGCCGCAGGATGCGAGCAGATTGCGGAAGCCTGTGTAGGCGTCCACATAACGTGGATTCTGGAACATCCAATTCGACAGAGTGGAGGCATCGGAGGAATCGACGGTGAACACCGAATCCAAGCCGATGCGCTTCAAGAGGCTTTTGAGGATGTCAGGCAGCTTGCCGGAGACGGTCAGGTAATCCTGATTCACGTCCGGCTGCAATATCTTCGCTGCCAGCATTCCGGTCCACGATTGACCTATCCAGGTTGTCGTGGAAGTTCCTCCGGCGACGGACACGCGACGATCGACTATTCGGCCTCCAACATCACTTCCATCAATCCAGAAATACCAGCCACGTTCGATTCCCGGCGCATCCGGATCGTCGACGGTCAGCTCGAAATCGTTTTCGTCCGTGCCGCAAGCCCAATCCAACGTCACCCGCGATACGCTCGCACGTGGCGTCAGCTTGCCATCGGCGAGGATAACGTCAGCCATGGCACCCCTCCAGAAACGTCAAACATGGTCAAATCGATGCCATAATTGCCGGAAACCGTCAACAGCGAATCTCCGGCCGGTATCGGCTCGAAAACATATGAGCCGCTTCCACTGCCGTTGCCGCGAACGCCCTTGTCGAAAACATCCGAAACGTCGCCGTTTTCGGCTGTCAACGTTATCGTCTTCCGCAATCCAGTGGCCGACAGTGACATATGACCGCCTTCCGGCACTGTCACGTCAACCGCGTAAGTGTTGCCGCCAATCTGAAAAGACGGATTGACGCAAGGGCCGAAAATGATCGCAGTGAACTCAGCGGCCTTGCCGGTCGGATTATGCACCGTCAAGGCGATTCTCGACGGAGCCAAATCGGTCGGCAAGTCCAGTGGAAGGTCAATCTGCGAACCGGCGCCTGCCGTCATCGGAAAGAAATGCTGCACCGGCAGCGCGCGACGCCAGACGCCATCGCACAATACGACCGTGTAATCAGTCTGCGCGTATTCCGGCCATGGCACGAGACCCAGCGAAGAACCGACGACATAAGCTTGTTGCGTCCATTCGCCATCGACCGTCAACGTGCCAGGCCGGACTGCCTGCACGTCCGAGTCGAAAGCCGTCTGCACCATGTCCAATCTTGACGGATCCGTGGTGCGGACGGTCATTTTCGCCGTCGAAGCGTTTCTGCTCACCGATTTGATGCCGCGGGTGGCCAGCGTGTACGTCCATGCGTATCCGCGCATTTCCTGCAGGTCAGCCACCCACAGATCATCGGTGTTGAGGTCGATGACCGTGCCATCATGCGACGTGTATTCAAGTTCGCGCATATTTGCGGATCAACCTCCCCAAGTCACGGTCGCCGACCGTCGAATCATCGGACGCGGCGCTGATAATCGCGCCAAGATCGTTGTGCAGACTTGTGATCGCAGCAACGACGGCACGCGTATCCACCTGCACGGAAACATCCGGCATGCTGTGACTTGTCATGAACGCCTCGCGAGGCACGCGCATTTCATTGATGGCGCGCATGGTCTCAAGCCCGTAATAGTCGACAGCGGCCGCCCTGTGCGTGTACTCGCCCGCCGCCAATCTGGCGTTGAGCAGGTACACGCTGTCGCTCAGACCATTGCCGGGCGCCCATGCCGGATCCACGTAGCCGGAGAACATGCCACCTCCGGCGAACTGCTGGAAGGTGCCGTCCGTGAACATGCCGCCTGTGTAACCGCCTTCCTTCTTCGTTTTCTCCGTGACGGTGAAGCTCTTGTCCGCGATCTTGAAGTTGTTGATGAACCGGAGCACCGGAGTCGCCTGGTCGTTGACCGAGGCGGTGCTCTTCTTGTCGTTCAGCTTCTTGCGGTTGACGGCGTCGACCTTCGGTCCGGCCTTGTCGGCCGAATCGAGCGTGTTGCGCTTGTCTTTGAGCCTCTTGGAGTTGGCCGCGTTCGTCTTCGGCGTGGCCTTGTCCGTGGAGTCCAAGGTGTTGCGCTTGTTGGTCAGCTTCTTCGAGTTGGCCTTGTCGACCTTCGGAGACGCGTTGTCTTTCGCGTCGAGTTTGGCCGTGGCCTTCTTGCCGTTGAGCTTGTTGACGTTCGCGGATGCGGTCTTGGCCTTCTTGGATGCCTTGTCGGTCGCGTCGATGGTGCCTTTGACGTGCTTCTTGCCGAAGTCGTCCATCATCTTCCGCGCCTTCTTGGCGCTGTCCGTGGCCTTCTTGTCGTCGGCTTCGAGCTTGGCTTTCGCAACCTTCTTGTTGAATTTGTCGAGGTTGGTCTCGGAATCCTTGGTTTTCTTCTTGGCCTTGGAATCGTCAACGTCAAGCTTCGCCTTGTTGTTGTCGGCGGTCATCCTGATATTGTCGATGGAAGCCTTGATGCTGTCGGAACTCAGTCCCCAACGGTCTGCCAAGGCGTTAGCGGCCTGTTCGCTCATGCCCGATGCTTCGGCCTGCCGGATGATCGCGTCACGCGCGTCCTGCAGCACGCCGTTCGCACGTTCGATCTCGCCGCTGCTGAAACCGGTGCTCTCGCCCTGCTTGAGAATCTTTTCAGCAGCGTTCTGGGCGCTGCTGGCAATGTCCTCCAAAGCCTGCTTGGTCTTGGTACCCTCCTCGGAAAACCTGTCGAGCAGGTTGCCGTTCTGGTCGAAGACGACACCGTTGTCCTCGCATGTTTTTGACAGTTCGCCGATCTTCTGGTTCAGTTGGTCGACCGCCTGATCCGCAGTCAGATTGCCCGACTCCAAACCAAACAACGCCTGGACAAGATCATCGATTTGGCTTGACGCGTCCGAAGCGGAAGAGCCAAGCTCCTTGTTCGCGCTGGCCTCATCCTTCGTGGATTTCGCCGCGCTATTGGTTTTGCCATCGAGTTCGTCCAACGCCTTAGACTTGTCCTTGGCGCCTTTCGTGCCCTGCTGGTAGGCGGTGGTCAGGGCGGAAAGGCCGTCGCGCAGCGCGGTGGCCTTATGTGACCCGCTGCCAAGGCTGGAGCCGAGCTTGTCCGCCGCCGAGTTGACCTGCTTGATGGCCGTCTTGTTGCCTTCGGCGGCCTTGGTCATGGTGGTGATGCTGATGCCGGCCTCGCTCATCACGTCGGTCAGCTTCTTCGATCCGGTGATGCCCTGCTCGATCGCACTGAGCCATCCCGGTTCGCCATGGAAGGTGCCGACATCCATATTCTGCAGCTGGTTGACCAGCGCCTCGTGGATAGCGCTGGCTCCATTGGCTGCGGCTGACTGCACTTCCTGCACCGCCTGCTTGGTATTCTGCGCGGCCGTCATGAAACCGGTGAGCGCCGTCGTGGCAATGCCCAGGGCGATGCCCCACGGACCTCCCATAAGTGAGATGAGTCCGTCGGCAACACTGTGGAACCCCTTGGATCGGAGCGTGGCGGAATCCTCCGCAGTGCCGAACGATTCCAACTGCTCCTGCGCGCTCTGACCGCTCGCGCGGAACATCTGGAAAGCGGTCTGCGCGGAAGCCAAAGCGGTCTTGACACGTTGGATCGGGTCGATGGCCAAGCCGATATTGTTGGCCATCGTGCTGGTGCTGCCGTTGAGATTGCCCGCGGCCTTATGCACCGCGCCGAACACGCCGGCCAATGATGCCATGACCACGAGCGTCTGCTGCACTCCGGACGGCAAACCGGCGAACGTGTCCACAAGAGTATCCAAGCCCTGCACCATCTTGCGCAACGGGCCTTGAGCGCCCTCGCCAACGGAAATCATCAAGGACTCCATCGAACCACTCAGATTCTCCAGATCACCCTTGAGGTTGTTGTTCTTCGCAGCAGCCTGTTCGGCGGCGTACCCGCTTTCGGACACGGCCTTCGTCCACTTGTTGACACCGGACTCGCCCGCCTCATAAAGATAGTTGGCGGCTTTGATCGCGTCGCTGCCGAAAATTGTCGCGTTCGCCTGGTTGCGCTGCTCGTCGGTCAGGTTCTTTTCGGCCTTCTGCAATTGCCCGGCGAACTTCGCCATGCCGACGAAATGATGTTGAGCGTCATATGCGCTGATGCCCAATTCCTTCATCGTATTGAACGCTTCGGCGGACGGTGCGGCCAGCTTCATCAGCATGCTGTTCAACTGGGTGCCTGCCTCGGCGCCGATGGTGCCGTTCTGGGCGAAAAGCGCCAGAACGCCGGTGGTCTCCTGCACGTTCATGCCGAAACTGTTCGCCTGCGCGCCGCAATTGTTCAACGCCTCGCCGAAATCGGAGACATTGCCGACGGCCTTGCCGGCACCAGCCGCCAAAGTATCAGCCACTTGGGAAGCCTGAGACCCCTTCAGGTGGAACATGCTCAACGCGTTGGCCATGTATTCGGCGGCATCCCCCACGGCCATTCCATCGGACGCGGCCAAATTCAAAGCGCCAGACAAACCGCCAGTGAGAATATCCGTGACGCTCATGCCGGCCTTGCCGAGATCATTGATCGCGTCGGCGGAATCCGAAGCGGAATAGACGGTGCTCGCGCCTGCCTCGATTGCGGCTTGGCGGAGTTGGTCGAGTTCAGCTCCGGTGGCTCCGGTGTTGGCCTGCACAGTGCTCATCTGCTGGTCGAAGTCGGCTGCCATCTTGATGGATGCGACGCCGAAAGCGGCGGCGGCGAGTCCGGCGGCGGTGAGGCCGCTGGTGATGAGCGCGCTCTTGCGGCCGGTGTTCTCCATGCCCGAAGCGACCGTTTTCGCGGTGCTTCCGGCGCGGGTCATCGCCGCCTCATATGAGGCGGTGTCGGCCATCAGCCGGATGACGATGTTCTTGTTCTCAGCCAAAGCATCCTCCAAAAATGTCAACAGGTCAGGTGCGCGGTCAACGCGTTCGCGGCCGGATTGTCCCTGCCATTCGCATCAGTCCACCGTTTCATGGCCTGCTGCATGTGCGCGGTGGCCCAGCAGACGCTGGTTTCGGCATGCAATGTAAGTTCGGCCTTCGGGTCTTGGCAGATCGAGCGCGGCAAACCGCATAGTGGGCACAACGAGCGTTCGTATTCCGCCAACGAGCGCATCCAATTACGCTCCGTCTCATCCCATTCGACCTCATCGCCCCTGCTCGCCCGCCAGCCCATGAACCGCTTGTAGCTGATGCCGAGCTGGCGGCAGATCCGTAGGTCCTCGACTAGTTGCGGAGAACCTTCGAGGCGAGGTCGAATGCCGCTTTTGGGTCCGCTGCGGTGCCGTTCAGTTCGGCGATGGCCTGCCAGATCGGCGTGAACTGGCCATCGGTGAGTTCGTCAAACAGATTGCGCCACGCCTGTTCGGTCTTGTCTTCGTCGGCTACCGGCTTGCCGCCGATGGTCGCGGAATCAAGCATGAGCGGCAATGCCGCGGCTGCGGTGCCGAACATGTCGTTCGTGCCGTTCTCATTGCGGTGCGCGGCCAATGCCTGCGCCCACTTGCTGACCGGCAACGCCCGCAACGTGAGCTTCAATGTCTCCGCATCCGCCTGTTCGCGTAGCTGTTCGATGCGTTTGGCGGTGGCCTTAGCCTGCCGGTTCGTCCCGGCCTCCGTAATCTGTTCGCGCGTGGTCTCCTCGGACAGCGTATCACCCAATCTGGCGATGTCCTCGGCGATCTGCTGGTTGAGGATGATGTCGACCTCGCGCGTGCGCCTGGTGACTTTAAGCATTGTTGTTCCTTCGCTCTAATATTCATGTTCCTTTACTGGGGAAGAGAAAAAAAGAGGGTCCCGCGCCGGCGAAAGGAACGAAAGTCCGATGCGGGAAGAATGAATCAGGCGACCTTCACGTTCTCCGCCCAGCCTGGAGCCCGGACGGAGAAATTGACCTTGCTGCGCAGGACGCTGTTCGCGGCGATCGCCACCTTGGCGCTCATGCCGACGCGGACCGCGTACACGTTCACGATGTCGCCGGCGACAAAAGTCGAATCCGTCTGCTTGCCATAGCGGCGCACGAAGTAGCCTTCCGCACCCTCGGTCAACGTCTCCATTGCCATGTTCTGCGTGGAATGCGAAGTGTTGGTGTTGTCGATGACCTCGACGCTCGGGCCGCTGATCTTCTTGCGTCCGGGATTCTCGTAATCCTGCGCGCTGTTCTCGCGCTGGTCGGAGATGGAATCCTGCGACGGCGAGCATGACCAGCCGCCAAGGGTGACGTAGTTGCTCAGGTCGGTGCCGGCGCCGATCTCTGCAGCGGTCGGCTTCTGAATGTTTTTGATGGACGGCACCCAGATCGTGTTGACCAGACCGTCCGCCGGTGTGGAAGGAACTTCAGTTCCAAGAGTCAAAACCATGACTCCTCCTTATAAATATTGGGTCACATGCGTGACCAGTTGAATTTGAAAGTCAATAGGCGCACCTGATAGAGCAGGCTTGTGTCCTCTGCGGTGAGTCCGGCCGCATATGCGCCGGAATCGGAGAACAACGTCAGGCAGCCGGTGTCGAACCCGTGCGCGACGAACCGTTTTCCAGCCAAGGCTGGAATCATGAGGTCATCGGCCAGCACGTTGACGGAATCGGTGGTGGTGCTCACGATGCGCACCAGCAGAGTGCCGATGCCGCAATGCACGTGTTGCGTCTCCCCGACGATGTGCCCGTTCGTGGTGACCGTTTCGATCACCCACGGTGGCTTCTCCGTCGGTTTTGGCGTGGTCTGCTTGAAGACCTTCCACCCATCCGCAGGTTTTGGCACATGGTCGAGAATCGTGTTCGACAAGGTCATTATCGACTGCACTAGAATCCCTCCACTGCGGCACGAGCCACATATTCCGCGAGCTTTGGCAGCTCTTCCTCGCCATGCTCGTAGAACCGGTGTGTTCCACCACCTTTAGCGGTTCCGAAGAACGCGATATTGGCTAGCGAACCAGCCCCGCCCTTGGTAGGGCCTATCTCGGCGGAAATGCGTCCCGGCGCTTCCTTCACCGTGTAGGTGATTGGGATGCGTCGGAATGCCTTGTTGCCGGAGCTGGAGAGGTCTTCGCGCAGGTCGTTCTTGACGTTCTGCGCGCCTTTCTTCACAGCCATGGTGATCGCCGCGCGGCGGGCGACGCCTTTGGCGAGCAGCTTGTCGGCGAAGGCGGTCAGCTCGGACGCGTCGAACAGGCTCGTGGCGTTCATGCATCCTCCTTCACGTTCCAGCGGCAGGCGGTGGCGTGCGTCTTCTCGGATTGCGGGGAGACGAGCCTGAGCCGTCTGCCTGTCAGCAGCGGGTTCGCGGATTCGGTGATCTCCACGACGTCTCCGGCACGCAAACCATTGGTGTCGTAGGGAAAGTGCACGTAGAGCGACCAGACGAGGCTTACGGCGCCCATGGCCTGGGCAGCACTCCCCTCGGCCTGCTCGCTGGCGAGACCACCAGAGGTCTGCACCTTGCACTTGCCCTGGTACACCTGCTCCGTGCCGGTGTTCGGCAGTCCCGTGTCCGGATCCGTAGTGGATTCGCCGGGTCGGGTCACCGTGCAATGGTCGGTCATCAGGCATTCCGCGTTGGCTCTGGCCTTTGCGAGAAAGGATGTGCTGATTCTCATCGGAACACTCCAATCGAACTGACGTTCGCACCGAAGCGGTTGCGCAGGCTGCGTCTGGTCGCTTCCGGCAATTCGGTCACGTCGATTTGGGCGGAATCGCCTTGCGTGTAGCCGACCTGTGCGTCGTCGACGCGCTCATAGCTGACGCCGACGTGTGCGCCGGGGCCACCGTCCTCGAGCTGGTGGAGTCCGGCCGCGACGTACGAGCAGACGAGTCTGACGACGTCGGCGGGTATCGGATTCCAGCCGCCCGTGAAGGTGACGGTCACGACCGACGGGATGCGCCCGAAGGGACTCCATGGCTCTTCGCGGTAGAGCGAGGATCCGAGGAGTCGCCAGTCGTAGACGGTCTTGCCGTCGATGAGCACCCTGGAAACGCTTCTGACGGCCTTGCATGGCAGGTCGAGTTTCCTGGACTGTTCGCCGGGGATGTCGACGGTCCATTCGCCGAGCGTGATCGGACAGCCGGCGGCCGAGCGGACGGCGTCGGAGACCGAATCGAGCAGACTGGTTGCCGTCTGCTCGTCGGTTACTTCGATTCCGTTGCTTTTCAGGTCGTCCAAGGTGGCCAGTGCGGTCATTTCAGCCTCCGATCATCGGACTCGACTACTTGCCGCTCTTCTTGCCTGCAGCAGCATCCTCTTCACCGTCGCCGTCTGCGGTGGTATCGCTCACGACGGGGGCCTGCGCATCCTGCAGGGAACGACCGGTGGTGGTGGAGAGATTCAGGGTGATCTTGGTCAGGCACTCGGGGCGGATGACCTTGGCACCGTACAGATCGAGGCCGCGCACCATGTCGGCGAAGTCGGTCTGCATGCGCATGGCCTCGACGTTGCTGACCTGCTGTGCGAAGGTCACGGCGGCGTTGGTGCCGGCGAGAATGGACTGCGTGTCCGGGCTGGCGGACTTGTGCGGCACGTTGTTGGACTTAACGACGGTGAAGCCGCGCACCTGGCCGACCACGCCGTTGAGCAGCGTATTATGACCTGCTTCGGTGCCTTCGATGAAGCGGGAGTCCTGCAGCAGGAGCGCGTAGAAGTCGGGGCTGACGACGAGCCAGCGTCCCTCGTCAGGCACGTTCTGCACATCAAGCTTCCGTCCGGCTTCCACGACGGCGAGATACGCGTCGGCGGGGGTGCCGACGTCCACGGTCTTCGCCGGCGTGCTGACGGCAGTGTCCATGAGATTAGAGATGTAGTTCTCCACGTTCTTCATCATGTTGTAGGCGGCGGAATTGGTGAACTTTCCAGTCATGTCCGCCTTGGCCTGAGCCTTGTCGAGGTCGTTGACCTTGAAGGCGAAATAGTCGGACTGATTGATTTCAAGAACGGCTGCTTCCTTGTCATTGACATCGTCGACGGTGATCGCCTGGCCGCGGACGTACTTGCGCACGGTCACGTCGTCGTATCCGGTGATGTGCACGGTATCGCCGGCCTCACGGATGTCGCCCTCGTAATCGCGGTTGCACAGGCTCGGGAAGACGAGCTTCGCGCGCAGGGCTTCGAGGATGGCGGCGGACCATACCTCGGGAATGAAATTGGTGATTGCCATTGCTGGTGGCCTCCTTACTTGCTGCGGCCTGCGAGCAGGTCATCCAGACGGCCCTTGCGGCGCGCCTCGTCGATCTGCTTCGGGGTCATGTTCTTCAGATCGTCCCTGGTAAGCTGTCCCGCCTGATGATCGCCATCACGGGCGCCTGACGGTGGGATGATTCCCGCCAGACCAGCCTTGTTCCCGCCTTGCGCGAGATACGGGTGTGCCGTGACCAGATCGTCGATTTTCTTGGAAATCACGTTCTGGTCGTATCCTCCCTGATCGTCAGCGGTCAGGTCAGAGAAATCGATAAGCTTCAACGCGTCGCCCGGATTGATAAGCTTGCCGGTCGCTGCTGCGGTGACATTCGCCTGGAGCACCTGCTTCTGCAGTCCGGCTATCGTGGCCTGCGCGGATTCGAATTCCTCGCCACGCTGCTCCCAGTCGGCGACCTGCTTCTCCAAGTCGTCCACGCGGTCGGCCTTCTCATAGGCAGCCTTGAGCTTCGCCTCTAGGTCGGTGTTGACCTTCTTCTGGCCGAGGAACTTGTCGTGCCAGTCGACGTGCGGCTCCTGCACGCCCGGATCGCCGGTGTTCGGATCCCGCTGCTGTCCATCGGACATGATGATGTTTCCTTCCTTTTACTGGATGTATTTTTCGCCGTTGCTGGAAAGCCAGCGACGATACGAGTTCTCGGCCTTCGCCAGCACATCCGGCGTGACCGGACTGCCTGGCTGATAGGGGTTGCGGCCGTCCAAAGCGGCCTCGTAGCGGAGCCGCGCATTGAGCAGACGCTTCTGCGCCGCCGTCAACTCCTCATGCCGACCCTGACGGTATCCGTTGTCGTGCAGCCATTGGCTTCGGCGAAGCTCCGGCACCTGCTCGCGCCATTTGTCGGGCAGGATGTAGCCCTCGCGCTTCAGAAGTTCGATGGTCTGCTCGCGCGGGAGGTTGAAGCTGTAGATGCCTTCCGGCGTGAGCCTGCGCCTCTGGCGTTGGCCGTATTCGTATTTGCGGATCATGCGGCTCCACCCGTAGCGGCTGGTGCCTTCGGACGTTGTCATGCGGATGTTGCCGCGTCCGATTGGCCGCATGCCTCGATGCGCGTTGACGACCTGGTAGATGTCGGCGCCGTCCCTGATGGCCTGCGCGTCGGCATGTCCGAAGACCTTGTCCTGCTCCTCTTCGCTCATGCCGTTGAAGCGGTCCATCGGCGATGTGATCCAGCCTTGTTTCTCGGCCTTGTCCTTGCCTTTGCAGGGGATGGTGCGACCGTGGCATTTCGGATGACGAAGGAAGTCGTTGTTGTGCCGGAAGTATTTTCCGGCGAGGATGGCGCATCGTGGGCAACAGTCGGGTGATTCGACGCGCACGTAGCCGACGCCGGAACGCTGGGTGATGCTGACGCCCATCGCGCTGATTGACGTGTCCTCGATGGCCTGCATGGCCATCTGGCGAAGCGTAGCACGACCTGCCATCATCGCATCGGATTCACCCATGCCTGACTTGATGGCCGACAAAGTGCGCGTCACCGGGATATCGAAATATGATTCGAGGTCGATGCCGCTCGGTGCGAAACCCGTCCCGAAGGCGAGGGGATTCGCAATACCGTCAGGGCGCACGTAGTCGCCCTGTTCGGCGAGCATCAACGTGGACGAGTCCATCGCGTCGCTCGCGGCGCGGGTCTGCAGTGTGGCGAAGAGCGTTAGGAAATCGGCGTTTGTCCGATTCCAGCTGTCACGCACCCGTCGCGGATCCACGCCCTTCCATGTTTTGTCCGCCGCCTTCACGGCCAGCAGGCAGAGTCGGGCCAGTGTGTTGCGGCTGTCCGACAGGCTCTCCAGCGTCACCGTCATCAGATGCACCTCCGACCTGCAGGCTTCGCGCTATCTCAGCCATCTCCGGATCGTGATTCTCGTCGTCCACCATGCGCATGATGCGTTTGATGTCCTCCGGGCTCTGGCCCATCTGCTCTGCTATCCACTGCAGGGGGTAGCCGAGCTCCTTGTATTTGAGCATCGCGTCGGCCATCAAGGCCTCGGACCGGTATTGCGGTGTGGCGAACACGACTTTTGAATCCTCGAGGATGCGGGCGGATTCCTCGTCGTCCTCGAGCGTCATGGCCATCTCGCACAATTCGCGCACCGGCTGGCGCATGAAGCTGATACGCTCCAAGGTCTTCGACACGAGGCCGGCTTCCGCGACCTCGTAGCCGGTGGCCGGCACCTCGGCGTTCGTCAGCAGATAATGGCCAGGAGTGCGGGTCTCTGCCGCGATGTGCTCGACGGCTTTTTGGATGATCGGCAGGAACGCCTGCAGGTTGCTGGCGGTCCATTCGCCGATCGACACGTTGTCGCCGGTGATCTGCATTATGCGCTCCATGACCTGCTTGTCGAGGTTCACGGGGCGTTCGCCGACCTGCTCGCCGGTTGCCTTGTCGAAGACCGGCTCGGACAGCGAATCGCCGCCGAGAATGACCCTGGCGGGCATGGACGCGAAATCCAAAGCATTCAAGGTGTATGCCCAGCAGACGTTGACGGCGTCCTGCATCGATTCGACCTGCTCCACATCGCTGATAGGCAGGTCATCCAGGAGCATCTGATTGCGGAATTCGACCAATGGCACGCGTCCGAGCGGGTTCGCGCGCGCCGAATCCGGAACGAACCGCCAACCCTCAACGCCCGGTGGAAGACGATTCCTCTCATCGTCGCCGCCTGCACGCACACGAACCACGTCGAACACCATGTCCGGCAGCAGCAAAGTGCCGAATTCATGCTCCTCGTCGTATCTGACCAGGAGTCCTGCGTCGACCTCACCAGTGAGCGGATCGTAGTGCACGGCCGCGCTGTCCGGGTGTTCGAAGCTGATGCGCGCTCTGCCGTCCGGCATCGACGTGACCAAGCCGAAAGCGCGTCCGGTCGTGGTCATCATCAGCGCGCTCTCCTGCAGCTTGCGGTCGCAGTCGTTCCGTTCCCACACGCGCATCACATGCGAGTCCAATTCGTGATCGTCATATGGGATGAAGCCCTTGAAGTGGATGCGTTCGACAGGCGCCTGCGCCACAGGCAGACACCAGTTGTCGGCGAAACCTGAGAACCGGTCCGCCATGTAGCGTTTGAATTCGTCGGATGCGAATTTCAGGGTGCCGCGCTTGCCGCGCACGTAATCCGTGTGCTTCCTGATGTCCGGCCGACGGTTCTCGATCTTCAGGGCGAGCAGGTTCGCCATGCGATTCACGTCATCGGCGGTACGAATCATTAGAACCCCCTAGTAGTAGAACCAGTCAGCAGGTACGCCTTGCGTTTCCTGCCCCAGCCGGCGGCGCGCGCGTCGCATGCCGCCTCATGTGCGAGCACGCTGGTGACCGCCGCGTCGATTTTCCTTGTCTGTTTTGGCTTGCCGAGCCCGTACCGTTCGCCGGACTTGGCGAAGCGTCTTGCGTTGCGCATGTGCGTGATGGTGATCGGACAGCCATCCTGGGTGATGGCGTGGTGCTCGAGGTCGGATTCGAAGCGTTTCAATGCCTCCCAGACGGCGGTGATGCGGCTGGAGCCGCTCATCGACCAGGGAATGTACTTCTTCGGCCCGTATTGGGAGTCCCATGCCTCGATCTGCGACTCCCACGACACCTCGTCGCGGAATCCGGGGTCGCAGTAGGCGCGCACGATCTTGTACCGGTCGTTGAGCTCGTCCATGGCGGCGTTGACCTCGCTGCGCGGGATTCGACCGCCCCATGTCTTCGGGTTCCAGATGGTGGGACGCCGGTCCTCGCCGTAGCGCGGAGTGAAGATGAAGCCCTCGCGTGTTTCGGCCTTGATGCATGTCCAGTCGTCGTTCTCGGAGCCGTCGAAGCCGAGGCACACCTCGGTGCCCTTCGACGGGTTCTCAAGCCAAAGCTCATGCTCGGACACGCTAATATCCCATGTTCCTCAAGACCGATTTTGACAAACTCTTCTGCGAGCGCTGGTAGTTCTGGTTTGTGATCTCCCTTGTTGTCGCTTCGCCGAAGGAATTGACGAATGCGTGGCTTGTGCCGCTTGATTTTGGTTGGCGTCGGATCTGTTCGTCGGAGATTCTGTCGCGCTGTGCCCTGGCGGTGCGGAATGCCTTGGAGGCTGCCCGGTATTTGTCGTAGTTCGCCTTGGTTGCCTCTGGAAAGACGCTTTCCGGCATGCGCTGGTTGTATTGCGTGGCTCCGTGCGCGGTTCTCTGCATGATTTCCGATGCGGTGTCCATGCGGTTTCCCGCGTCGCGCATCATCTTGGTGAGATCCGTGTCGCTTACGGATGAAAGGTCAGAGGAAGAGCCTCCCCCTCCGCCGCCATGTCCGCCACGTCCTGCGCCTGAGCTTGATCCTCTTCCGCCCATTTTTTCATCCTTTCCGCATTGCTGTTTTTGTATGTGACCACTTCGATGCCACTGAAGTCGAAAAACGGAATGGCATCTCCGTAGAGGAGAATCTTTTCCGGTGCGAGCCTGTCGATCGCGTATCGCATGCCGAGCCGCCAATAGAGTTCTGCCGTCGGATTGTCGTTCGTTCCGACCGTGCTTACCGCGACGGTGGAGTTGTTTGGAATGCCTGAAAAGCAGTACGGGAATGACTCTGGGCCCGCCCATTGAAGTGTTGGGATGACTTTCAGTCCGCAGGCCTGCCAGTATGCTCCGATCAGACGGCTTCGGAAGACGTTATAGATCTTCATCGCTTCCGGCATGTCCATGTATGTGCTGAAATCAGGTGTCAGCACGCACTGGAAGCGTTTGAGCGGTGCGATGTATCTGTCCGGCTGGTTCCAGACTCTCTGGAACTGGTAGTCATCGATGAAGAAATGGATTCCGCAATGCTTGACTGTCTTTTTGCCGGTCGCGTAATTGAAGCCTATCAACGTGTCAGGGGGGGGTGACGTCCTGTTTTGCAAGCATTGGCATGTCGTATCGGCCAACTGTCCGCACCTTTTGCAGCAGCGGAAGATTGTATTGCCTCATCGTCCGCATCCTTGATTTGTTGAGTGGTCTATTGTCCCGCATAGCAGCTCTCCCATAGTCCGTCCTCGAGCCATGCGCCGCCGCCCTGCACCATGCGGTTGCCAAAGAAGCGTTCCGCCTGCGCGGGATCCTTCTCCATGAGGGCCTCGGCCTCCGCCTCGACGGAATCCAAGGGCACCCAGGGGCTGCCGGCGTACACCCATTCGAGGATCTTGCGGCGTTCGCGCCGGTTGTTGAAGCTGTATGGCGTACCGTCCTTGTGGCGCAGGTCCGGGTTGAGGTCGGGGTTGCGGTAGAAGATCCACACATCCGATGCCGATGTCTCGAATTGCTGTTGGGCATAGGAATTTTCGCCGGGGTCGTAGGCGTTGGTCCAGAAGTGCGTTCTGCCGCCCATGCCTGCGGCGCCGCGGCGTTGGGTGTCGGCCACGTCGAGCATGCCGTTCGACTTGGTGTACAGGCCGGCCTCGTCCTGTTCGGCGTCCGAGATCGGGTTGCCCAGACGGCTGGTGGCCGAGGCGGTCACCACGTCGATGCGGTCGAGGTCGAGATCGTCATCATCCAGATTGATTCCGGGGCGCAGGATTCGGATGAAGCCCTCGCGCACCTTGAGCAGCTGCTTCAAGGGGCCGAGCCGGATCATCGCGACCAGTGGACGGTAGGCGTTGCGCACCTGGTCCTCGGAGTTCGCGGTCAGCTGGATGAGTGGCGAAGGGTGACGCATGCCTTTCGGTTCGCCCGGATTGTAGTGGTAGACCCATCCGCAGGGGCAGCCGTTGTCGGAGCATCGGTACACGTCGCCGGGCTTCGCCCAACCGGCGAACACGACGGGCCCGCAGGCCTCGAGTATCGCGCATGAGGCCTCGGTCGGTCCCTTGCCGGTCTTCTGTGGTCCGATGCATCCGGTCAGACGGTATTGGAAGGCCTGGTTGAGGACGAGCGGATTGTCTACCGTGACCTCCTCGGGCGGGACGAACTCCGCGTCCTCGCGCACACGCCACCTGTGCGCCGCATACCAGAACTGCCAGTCCGACCAGCAGAAGGGCTTGCCGCGAAGGATGCCGTCGGGCTGGCGCACATGCCGCCGCACCCAGGCGTCCTGCAGGTCGGCGAGGGTCGGGAAGTCGATGATCCAATCGTCGGCCATGTCACGCCCTCAACCGGCGTGGGAACTGGACGATCTTGGTGTCCATGCCGCTCTCCGCGGCCTCCGCGTCCGTGGCGGGCACCTCGTGTGCGGCCATGTCGACGTTGTCCTCGGAGATCTTCCAGCCGAGCGCCTGCAATCCGGCCTCCGACAGGCCGATGCGGTCCTCGAGCCGGATCTTGATCGCCACGTCCGCGGCCTTGGCCAATGAGCTCTCGCAGATGACGCATTCGCGGACATACGAGGCGATCTGGTAATGCAGATACTTCAGCTGCGGCTGTTTCCATGCGCGTGCCTGCGGCAGACGCCACAGCTGTTTCCACAGTTCGGTCTCCCGGTCATTCCAGGATTCCGAACCGGCGGTGTCCTCGACCCATTCCTGCGAGTCCTTGTCGAAATAGCGGATCACGTAAGGCGGCAGCGGAAACTTCGGCGGCCGGCCCTTGTATTCGGTGTTGGGCAGGCTGCGCAAAGTGTATCCCCTGCGTTCGCTCGCTCCGCTCGACGGATCCGGCATTGGACCGGATCTGACGCGTTTTCCTCCTCTTGGCATGTCTCCTCCATCGGCGGCCGGCCTCGCGCCGTTCCTTCGCTGTCGGCGGCCGGGCCTTTCGCCCGACCCCCTCTGAAACTTTTGAACCCTCCGCACCTCGGAGACAGCTCTCCGGCGGTTCCGCTACCCAAACTGTTAGGGGGTACCCCCGTGGGTGTTTCGGCGGGTTGATTTCGTTGATTTTCCAACGTTTTCCAATGCCGCGCGTTCGGCTTCGCGGCGGGCTGCGAACCGAATTGAAAAAGACTTGATCGCTTTTGTCTTCCGCTTCGTCTCACGTTTGCGGCGCGCGTTGGACGTCGTCGGCTTGGCTTCGATGGAATGTTTTGTTTTGGTGCCGAAGCCTGTGTGTGTCAGCTGAGGTTTTGTCTGTTGTTGAAGCCTGAAGGTTTCGTCCTTGCGGTCTTGCTGTCGTGGCAACGCTTGCACAGGCCGCGCATGCGTTGCGGGTCGTTGGGGTCCAGGCCTGCTTCGACGAGCTCGATACGTTCGATCGGCCAATGGTCGGCTATGGTGCTGGGGGCACCGCATAGTCCATGGTGCCTGCCGCATCCGTCCGGACCGTCGCCGGGACAGACACACCGCGGGTCCCTCGCCAGCACACGGGCCCGTGCGAGCCTGTGGGCTTTCGAGGTGTATGGATTGCGGCCGCGCGAGCGGCGCTTGTCCTTGGCTTTCCTGCACTCGTCGCACAGGGAGCCGGAGGAGACCAGATGCGGGCAGCCGGAGGTGGAGCATACCTTGTACATCGAATCCCCCATTGGTGGAGAAGGTCCGGCATGTCGGGGTACCCGCACCTCGAAAGCTCCCCCGCAAACCACTGCCAGATTCGCCATTCTCAAGCACATCAGGTGAACCACCCCATGGATGTGGCGCTGACGAGCCCTGGTGGCCGGTTCTACTAGTGGACCATGCCGGACACGGATAATCATAAGCGCTTCGGGCTGGAGTCGAACCAGCGACCCGCGGGCCGGCACATATCGTTGACGGGCAATTGAGAATTGGAAACCATGACCGGTTAGAGGTCCGCTCATTGGAATCCGTGCCGTCCCGCAGCTCTACCGCTGAGCCTACCGAAGCACGAAGGCCACCCGGCAAACGCCGGATGGCCTCCAATCACGAAAGGGCACGAACAAGGCAACCTGTGGCCACCCACAATTCGCGCTCACCATACACATTAAACGGCGAGCGGACATCGAACAAATGTTCGGCGTGTCGCATCAGCCGACATGCGACGCCGCATCAAGCAACTCACCCGCCACCACACGCCACCTGCCCGAGCCAAGGCGCTCGCAGCCATGCAGCCTGCCCGACCGCAACAGCCACTCGACCTGCTTGCGCGACACGCGCCGTCCGATGACATTGGAAAGCCACGACGCCAACTCGGCCGGACTGCCGTCCACGGTGCGCGAACGCGCGTCCCGCTCATGCTCCGTGACCAACGCCTCCAAATCCAGGCGAACGCCACAGGACGGACAGTCACCGGCCCTCATGCCGAACGGGGCCGCTATCCGCTGGCCGCACTCCGTGCAGGAGACCACCGTCACACGAGGATCGCGCTCGCGCATCATGCCGTCGAAATCGATGAGCGTGGCGTGCAGGTCGAGCATGAGGTCCGGCGTCCTGCCGCTGGCCGCCAGGCTGTTGCGGTTGGAGATGGCCTTGCGCCATGCCTTGCGCCATGATTCCGGCCTGAGCAGGCTGTAGCGGATGTCGACGGTGGAGGCGATGTCGAGCATGAGGCGCGAGGCGCGCTCCCACTGCTCCTGCCAGTGGGTGCTGATGGGCAGTGGCGCGACTCCGCGCGATGGCGCGTGCGAGCGTCCACCGATGCGGGCGGTGCGGTCGGCCAGCGCGCGGAGTGCCGGAATCACGTGGGCCAGCGAGCCGATGTCCTCGATATACCGGCGCAGGCAGGATTGGCAGATGGCCCATCCGGCCGTGGTTGGATTGCCGCAGTTCGGGCATGGCGTCTCAGTGTCCCTCATGACTTCCTTCGGTTCGAACGGATGTCTGCTTAGATTCTACCGTCGGCGAGCGCCAGGTAGATGGAGAGGAGCGCTGGGATCATGAGTATCTGCCTGATGGTCTGGATGATTCGTCTCATGATTCCTCCTTCGTCCGTCCGTTTTCGATTTCGGCGATTTTGCGTATGAGGATGGTCAGGGCATGCTGTCTGCATCCTCCTGCCATGACGGCCCATACGTCTCTCAGGTCGGCCCAGTCCGCTTCGGCGAGTGTGGATAGCAGGGCGACGACTTCGTCCCTGTGGCCTTCGTCGGTGAGCGGGACGCCGTGCATGATGGCGTCCTTGGCGTACCATACGGCCTTGTCCAGGTCTTCGATGCCGTTCTTGCCTTTCCATCTGAAGCAGTATTTGACCACGTTGCCCCATTCGAAGCTGAGCAGGCGCGTCAGCTCGATGCATTCGAACGGGCCGTTGCGGTAGTGGTCCGGATTGATGCTGTCACTCATCGGCGTCCTCCTTGAATGGATTGTCGGCGGTGTGTGGAGGGAAGTCGCATTGCTGATCGGTCCATCCGGCGGAGTATCCAGCCTCCCATGCCTGCGCGAGCTGCCGGCGGCGCTCGCCGGATTCGATGAGGTCGTACATGTCGCTCATGCGTCCTCCTCCGCGCCGGCCGGCCCTTCCTGGAGCCCGAGCCTCCTCTTGCAACGCGAGATGGCCGCATAGAACGCGTCCATGCGTCCGAGACAGAACTGCAAGTCGCACATATCACTCCGATGCTGGATCAGATCGATGTACTCCTCGGTGGCCTCGCCCTCGAGCTCGGAAATCAGTCCACTCATCTCCGCCATGTCCCGTCGTTCGGCGCTCGCCGGCGGCTCCTTCGGTTCGAACGGATGTTCGGCGGCGATGGCGTCTCGTACCGCTATGGCGGTCTCGTCATCCTCGAAGACGAGGTCCACGCATCCGGTTTTGGCGCTCACGGTCGGCGTGCGCGAGCAGTTGGTGTCGATGATGCTGAGCATGTGGTTTCGCTTCGTGTATTGCGCTTTTATCACGATTCCTCCTTTTCGAGCGCCTCCGCCATGGCCGAGCACATGCCGGCCACCGCGAACTTCGCGGCCATGATGGTGATGCCCTCGCGCAGCAGTCCCTGGCGGAGCAGGTATCTGAGCGCGGCGGCCACCTCCACGTCCGACGGATGGCGCAGGCTCCCGGCCGTGTAGCCGTCCGCGTACGCCTGGATGACCGCCTCGGCGATCGGCGAGCGCAACGACGGCGCCCTGCCGCGCAGGGTCTCCTTCTCGCGCCTGACTTCCTCTTCCAATCCGTTCATCGGCGATTCCCCTTTCTTGCTTGTTTGATAATGGTGCGTCTTCCGGTGACGAGATCAGCGATTTCGACCTTGCCCGCATGTTCGGCGAGCGCCTTGGCTTTGGCGAGCGCCTCGTCCATCTCGGTGAGGATGTCCACCAGCTCGCCGTCAACGATCAGATAGATCATCGGAGCACCTCCCCGCAGTCGGATGCTCCGACACCCAGCGCTCATACCGCCAATACGTCGCGAGCGGCACCGTCCTGACCGGCCTGAATCCAAGCCTCCACATGCAGTCGGCGCACACTTCGGACGCCACCCTGGACTGGTCCGCGTAGCACAGGCACACGCGGTACACGGGACCCGAACACCACCGGCCGCACAAATCGCAGGTGTGCATGTCCTGCGTGACCAACTCGTCACGCCGGGGCAGGAAAGGATTCCCCGCATCCCGCTCCTCCACGGCATCAGCGAGCGCCTCTTTGATCTTGTCCCTGGCGAAGGCATAGGCGTTGGATCTGGTCGTCGCGCATTCCTCGAGGGGCCTATTGCCTTGACAACTTCCGGCGCGTGCGGCCTTGAGTTCCTGGGTGATGAGTTTGTTGAGCGTGTTGATGGCGATGTCTGCGTCACTGTCTCTCATTGTTTTCCTTCCTTTTCCTGCGGTATTCGCGTTTTCATTCGGCTTCGTGGGCGAGTCTGATTTCGAGTGGCTGTTTGCCGTATCGCTTCTCGGTCTTCGTCCGCATGGCCGTGATGTCGTCCGCGAAATACCCGATGATCCATTCGGCGGATGGAGCGCTCATTCCGTGTCCTCGCTTTGATGGCCCTGCAGCGCGTTGCGCTTGCGCTGCCGTTCGGTCTTGCGGTCGATCCATGCGTGGACGTCGGCGTCGTCGACGTCGTACATGCGGGACAACTGGTAGAGGCAGACCGTCACGTCGGCCATCTCCTCGGCGAGGTTGTCCTCGATGTCGAGCTCGCCGCGCAGGCGTTTGCTGATCGCTTTGATGAGTTCGAAGCATTCCTCCATGCAGACGACGCTCTGTATTGCGACTCCGTTGAGCTCGATCGTCTTGTCCCAGACTTCGTGGTTGGTCATTTCCTTGTCCTTTCGTGGTTGGCGTCAGTCATCGCCGGCGATGATGAGGTTGTGGCATCCGTCGACGACGAATTCCCTGCATTCGGTCTTCCGCATGCGCGCCCTGCCGACCGCCCGCCATCCGTTGATGGCGAACAGCACGGTCAGCAGCAGGAACAGCAGGGACAGCAGCCAATGGCCGCCGGCGAGCGCCATTCCCGTGGCGGCGCCTTCCAGGCCGATGGAGATGGCTGTGAGGGTGTATGGTTTTGGGTCCATGTCGGCGTCTTCGGTGATGGTCATGATGATTCCTTTGTGTTCCGTGTCGTGGTCGGTCATCGGATGCTCCTTTCGGCTTGGCGCATGATGTGCATGGTGTCGGCGGCGGAGCGTTGGATGAATTTTTCGACCATCTGCGGGGTGGCGTTGCGTGGCAGTGGGTTGATGCAGGGGCCGTCGTCCAGGCGTTGCATGAGGCGGATGACCTTGCGGCGGCGTTTGGGCGTGAGGGTGACGTGTCTTTCGACGGCTCTGACGATCACCAGCCGGTCGCACCGGTAGCAGCCGTCGAAGTCCTCGTCGGAGGCTTCGAGTTCTCCGACTGGGCGCACCTGGTACACGTCGCCCTTGCCGTACATTGACGCGTAGAGGGCGGCGTAGTCGCGGTATCTGGTGCAGTACACCTGTTCGGGGTGTCCGGTGCCTTCGATGGCGTCCGCGCCTTTTTCGCGTCTGGCGCGGCAGATCGGGCAATCGTCGTAGTTGTCGCGGCTGTGGCCTGGTTCGATGCTGTCGCCGGGTTGGAGGTCGGGGGCTCCTCCGTGGTAGAGCACGCTCATTGTGTTTCCTTTCGTGGTTGGTGTCATTTCCGTGGTCCCGCAGGGCCGTCGTGGTCTCCGCCGAGCCATGCGATGAAGACCGCGGTGAGCAGGATGAATGCGGCTAGTCCGTCCATCGTCCGCGAGCGCCTTTCCGTTTCATTTGCCGCTGTCCTTGAGTTGGATGGTTTCGAGGTAGTGGCGGTAGTCGTGGATGTCTCTGGTGATGCAGTCCTCGACGCGGTGGCGTCCTTCGTGGTGGCTGGTGTATGGGTCGGGGCCTCCGAGGATGGCGACGAGGCGTCTGATGGTGGTCAGGTCGAGTTTTCGGCGGCTGAGCGGGCTGGTGTCGATGGCGAGGAGTCCGAGGAATCCGAGGTCGAAGTCGACGTTGGTGCCGGTTGGTACGAGCTGGAACCGTTGTTCGAGTGATTCGAGGTATTCCTCCGCGGCGTTGCCTACGGCGGCTGGGCCGTTCTGGCGCGTGCTGGCGGCGCGGACTTCGGCGATGAGGCCGTTGGCTGTGTGGTGCTCCCATGCCCAGGGTGTGATGCGGCTGATGTCGAGGATGTCGGGTTTGACGATCGCGTGGAAGGCGCCGTAGTCCTGGGTGGCGGTGCTGTCGGTGCAGGCCATGCCGATTTCGAGGATCTGCGCTGTGGTGCGGTCGGGGCCGGTGGTCTCCACGTCGATCCATAGGAGCGCTTCCGGCTTGGTGCTGGTGGTGGTCATGCTAGTCGTCCTCTCCGTCGAGCGGGATGGTGAGGATGGGTCCATGAGGCTTTTCCTCTTGGCCTTCTCGGCGAGGAGACGGTCGGATTGTTCGAGGTTCTCGCATGCGTTGCGCATGCTGTGCGCCCTGTCGGTGACCTTGCGGTTGAGGTGCAGGATGAGGCTGGCGGCCTCGTCGACGATGATGTCGTCGCTGCCGATGAGCGATGCCGCGTACGTGTCGAGGCGTCCGGCGGCCTGCTGCAGGCCGGTGACCAGCCTGTCGAGCTGGGCGGCCGCGTCGAGGCGTCCGAGGCTCCTGTCGAGGTCGGCCGCGGCCTGTCCGGATTCGGTGGTCTTGTTCTGTTCTTCCATGGTGTTTTCCTTTCGGTGTTCAGGATTTCCGTTCGAGCGTGAGGATCGATTCGAATGGCGGCAGGAGGATGTTGTCCCTGTCTGGTGCTGTCAGCAGGAGGATCGGGAAGCCGATGGCCTCGTCGACCAGGTATGGCATCGGCAGGCCGTTGCGCGTCGGCATGGGCGCGAAACGTCCGTCGACCACTCCGGTCGGCGTGTATGCGACGTACCGCATGCCGTCGAGCTGAGCCTCGTCCATCCGCCGCCAGTCGACGTGCGCGAACACGTGGCCGTTGCCCCTCATGCCGCGCCTCCGTCCAGGGCCACGACTCCCGCGTCGGCGAGCGCCTGCATGGCCTTGGCGGGGTCGAGTCCGTCGTTGAGCCGGGCGGCGAGCATGCATGCGGTTTCGTCTGGCGTGGCGGTGGCGGCGGTGCGGTCGAGGAGGCCGAGGACGTGCTCGCATGTCCAGGTGTGCGTGTGCGGCTTCCGGGTGTCGGCCGGAGTGCCGGAATGGCTGGGGCGTCCTTCGGCGAGCTGGCGGGATTCGCTGCGGATCCACTCGAAGAAGGCGTTGTCGAGGCCGTCGAGGGTGGCCTTGTAGCCGTAGTGCTTCAGGCCTTTGGCGTGGAGCTTGAGGCGGAAGGTGGTGGCGAGTTCGTCGAGGTCGACGCGTGGCCGGCCTTTGCCGGCGAGTTCGTCCGCGACTCCCTGGTGGGCTTCGGTGGGCGTCCACATGTCGATGAGCTCGCGTTCCCTGCGTTCGGTCTCGGTCTCGGTCTCGTTCGCGGGCGCGCACTCTCTCACGACGTTAGGAGTGAGAGAGTTTTGGTTTTGGTTTTGGTTTTGGTTAAAGGTCACGCGTGAGTCACGTGTGACGTCCTCGTCTGTCACCTGTGACTGGTCTTGGCCGGTGGTCTCGGTGGCCTTGCGGCGGCTTCGGGCCTTGCGCTGGCGGGCGTCCTCCTTGGATTTCTCCACGGTGGCCTTGCTGTTCTGCAGGTCGAGATAACCGTGGATGGTCCAGCCGTCATCGTCCTGGTCGAGCAGACCGAGGTCGACGAGCCTGTCGATGGACTCCTCGTCGAAGCCGAGGTTGAAAAGCATGTCGTCCTCGGTGAGTCGTCCGTCGGTGAGCTTGTCGCTGCAGAAGCTGATGGCCATGATCCAGTCGGCGAGCGCCTGTGGGTCCTTTCTGGCGATCTTGCGGATCTTGGTGTTGCGCCAGAGGCCGTTGGACAGGCGTGCGTAGCCTTCGTTGTTTGCCATGTCGTGTCCTTTCGTGCCCGCTACCGGTGGTCGGCCTGTTCGATGCGGATGGTGATGTGGTAGGTGGTCTTGTCCGGGCTTGGCGTGCCGGGCCGGTAGTCGGGGCCGATGATGTATTCGGCGTTGTCGTCGGGCCACATGCCGGCCTGGGTTCCCGCGTCGAGGATGGCCTTGACCATCGGGGCGGCGTTTTCGGGGTCGAATCTGCCGTGTGTGAGCGGGTGGATGATGGCGGTGACGTGCACCGGCCAGTCGGTCTCCGTGTCCGCCGGACGCTTGCCTCCGTTCCGGTTGATGTGGTCGAGGAAGATGAGATGGGCGATGCGTTTGACGGTTTTCTTCCGCTGGTATGGCGTCACCCATGTGCGGCTTCGGCGGTTCTGGGTCCACCAGATGTGCCTACTGATCGGGATGTCGATTTCGATCATCAGAATTCGGGCTCCTTCTCCACGTCGTCTCCTGGAGTGCCGAAGGCCCCGAAGGTGGCTCCTCCGTCGGTGGGCTGTCCCCATGGGTCGGTGGCTGGAGCCTGCGGGCCGGCAGTCGGCACCGTGGCTCCGAAGGACGCGCCTCCGGTGTATCCGCCCGCCGCCGGCTGGTGGCCCTGCTGACGGCTGATGCGGGTGACCT